CGAAGAAGGGCAACGCTGGGCGCAGTTGATACTGGACATCCGCGGCAAAGACAAGCTGTTGAGTACATACGTCAAGGCGATACCACGGCAGGTCAGCTTTGACGGAAGGATACGTACCGAATACAATCTGATCGGGGCCAGGACTGGGCGACTAGCTTCCAAGGCGCCTAATCTTCAGAACATAGTGCGCGACGATAAAATATACCGGATGTTTATCGCGGATCGGAACAAACAGTTTTTTTACTTCGATTTTTCCCAGCTTGAGTTACGCGTCGGCTGTTCCGTGGCAGAAGAAGAAAAAATGATCGCCGCGTTTAAGGAAGGGCGTGATTTACACATGCAGACCGCGTGTATGGTGTACAACAAAGAACAAAAGGATATCGCGCCGGAAGAACGTCAGGTAGCTAAGTCGATAAACTTCGGTCTGTTGTATGGAATGTCTGAAAGAGGTTTAAAAGAATACCTGTTTTTGAAAGCCGGGGTTGATGTAAGCGCGGAAGAGGCGCAAGTGATGCATCAGCGGTTTTTCCAATTGTACACCGGATTGACCGCGTGGTATCGGCGGGTGGAACAGGAACTGATGAGCAAGTGTCGTATTGTGTACAAGACCGGCCGGATCCGCCGTTTTCCGCAGATGCGCGGCGCGCGGCAGATACCGCCGGACGTGTTCAACCAAGCCGTGAACTGCGGCGTGCAGGGCGCGGCAAGCGACCTTGTTTTATTCAGCACGGCGTCTTTTTTCCGGTTGGTGAAGAAGCGCAAGCTCCCTGCTAAATTTGTTTTGACCGTGCATGACAGCGTCATACTTGAAATCGAAAAAGACGAAGGTCTGGTCGAGGAATTGACCGAGTTGATCAACATGGTGATCAAGGATAAGGTGCCGCAGGACCCGATGTTTTCGTGGGTGCGCGTGCCTCTGGAAGTGGATGTTAAGGTCGGACCGACATGGGGCGATCTACAAAAAGCAAAAAAGTAGCGGAAAAAACGACTCTAAGCCGCTCCTTCTATTGAGGGGGGTACGTATGGCGTACAGCGCGGAATATAAAGATAATGTGGATTTTAGGACTAAACACGCGGCGGCGATGGAACGGATCATCCGGGCAAGCATACCGGATATTAAGTCATACAAAGTGTTGTCCGGCATCAGCGATAAAGAAGGGGCGGACGGCGTAGTGCATATTGACCAAGGGGACGTACTTTTTCGCGTGCGGCGTGAAGCATGCACGCATCGTGATTTTACGCTGCGATCGCGCGAACTGTCCGGAAAGACTTCCGAATTGGACATGATCAAAGAAGGGTACGGCAAATGGTTTTTATACGGATGGGTAAACAAAGACATCATCGACGACTGGGTTTTAGTTTCTCTGGACGCGATGCGTGCCGCGGGGCTGCTGAGTAAAACACTTTTGCAGCAGGACAATTACGATGGGAAAACATCATTTGTGTGTTTTAGTACGAATGTTTTGCAAGAGCATGGCTGTGTGGTCAGTAGCTATTTTACCAACGCCGCGCAGAAAAGACCGAAGCCGCGGCGGAGTTTTTTCTAATAACGGAGGTACTACGAAACAGTTGATGTTTGATTTCGCGGGCGGAACGGTCGGTCCGGCAAAAGACGGAGGCGCAGATGCGTGATGATATAAAACTAAGCGCGCCGATCAAGTTTGACGTGGGCGGGTTTAAGTGGGAAGGCGATGTCAGTACAGTAACGCACATCAACGCTGACAAGATGGAAGACGAGATGTCGCGCCAGCCGGGGCTGGTGTCATGGTTTAGTCTAGCCGAAGTGGAGGCGTTCGAACGGGTTGAGCGGCTGCGTAACAAGCTGGCCGCGGCAAAAGACGCGCGCGAACTCGCGGCGGCGAAAGCAGAGTTGAACATACGCGAAGGCAAGAACGCGGAAGGCACCGGACCGAACGAATGCGCGGTGAAGATCACAGAGGGATCCGTGGCAGCCATGGTAACGTCATGCGCGCCTTATCAAAAAGAAGTGTCCAAGATCAGTCAGCTGCGCGATGAACTGGCGGACGCTTTGCATTTAGCTAACAAGATCAGCAAGATCATGCTGGCACTCGAACATAAAAAAGATATGCTCGTACAAATGTCCGCTAACCGTAGGCGTGAAGTTTTGACCGGTGGGTATGCCGATCAAGAACCATTTGACGGATCAGGGCGTCCGTTGAATGCGGACAAAGACGAGTAAAAGGAGGGTACACGTATGGGTTTGGATGTGAAAGGCTTTAAGCAGAAGTTCTCGGAGCAGGTGTCGCGGCGAGGTGCCTCGGCATTTTGGAAACCACATCGGGATAAGCAAAGCAACATCAGGTTGCTGCCTAAGTGCATGGACGACATCGAGAAAGGCACATACGCTGATTTTGCTTACGCTTACGACGGACACTTCGTCGGACCGGTAGGCGGCAAGATCGAAGTGCTTTGTTTGCGCGACCGCGAGCGTATGACCAAAGAAAGCATGCAGGCTTGTCCGATATGTGTTCACGTGGACAAGCTGTACAGATCGCACAACAACGAGCAGGCGTACTCCCTGAAGAAAAAGCCGCGCTACCTGATCAACATCGTCGATATGGACGACCGCGAGAAAGGCGTTCAGCATATGCTTTGCGGTCAGGATCTGTACGAGAAGATCGGCAAAGGCATCGTCAAAGCGGCGGACAGCGGGATCGACATGTTTGACGCCCGGACCGGACACGCGATCGAGATCGATCCGGCGGTGCGTGATCCCAAGTTAGGGTACATCAACTACAACGTCAGCATCGGTTTAGCTGAAGCGGACATCTCCGGATTACTTAAAGGACCTGAATGGAAAGAAGCGGTGCGCAAGCTGGGGGCCTTTGTGCCGTCCACTAAGACAAGTGAAGAGCTGCAGGCGCTGCTGTCCATCAACGAAGAGTACAACCGCAACAAGGAAGCGCCCGCGGCAGAAACTGACGATGACGACGATGACGAGAAAACAACGACAACGACAACGACAATGACAACGAAGGCATCGGCGGCAAAGGAACCTTCACCGGCGCAGGCGCAGAACGGCAACGGCGTGAGTCGTCCTGAGTGTTTCGGCGACGAGTACACTACGCGGGCGGGATCCAAGTGCCTTACATGCGAACACGGGAAGCCATGCCATGACAAGTTTTTGAATGGGTAATAACGCCGGTAGGCAATAACAAAACGGAGGGACTATGTCCGCGAAAGCAGAAAAAGACTTCCTTGCGGAAATAGCCGAGGAATTTCCCGATGACATAGACATCGGACGGGACAGCGCGGATATCATTGATTGGATCGAAACAGGCAACTACGCGCTGAACCGGATCGTGTCCGGGAATTATTTTCTAGGCTACCCGACCGCGAAGATCACAGAATTATTTGGCGAGCCGAGTACAGGCAAATCGCTGTTGATCTACATGGCGATCGCGTCGTTCCAGAAGCAGTTCGCGGAGAACGCCGTGGTGATACTCGACGATGTGGAGGACGCGTACAGTAACACGCAAGGGGATATGTGCGGCGTGGACTCACACCGGTTGCTGCGTATAAACAGCGCCACGGTCGAGGAGCATTTCTGTAAATTGTTTAACGGAACGAAAGCGCGCATGCAGGAGAACGAGGACGGCGACACGGTAAAGATACCGGCTAAGCCGGGGTTGATACCGTTGATCAGGTCCAAGAACCCCAAGGCGCGGATCATGATCGCGCTGGACAGCGTAGCGATGTTGTCCTGCGAACATGAGAAAACGCTTGCTGAAGAAGGTATGGAGAAGAAAGACATGAGTCGGTCGCAGTTGATCCGTACCGGTATCCGCAGTAACTGGGACACCATCCGCGACGGCGGGATCTTTTATCTGGTAGCCAATCACGTGTACGACATCATCGGCGGGTACGGCAACCAGAAAGGAACGCCCGGCGGCAAGGCAATACCATTCATGAGCAGCGTTCGCGTGGAATTGTCTAACGGCGGAAGGATCAGCGAGGACAATAAGAACTCCGACGAAGGGGCGAAAGCCATACAGATCGGGGCGCGGATCGTAGCTTATGTTAAAAAGAACAAGGTCGCGCCGCCGTTTGGGCGGGCGGTGCTTGATCACTACTGGGACAAGCCGCAGACCGAACGCGCGCCGGGCATTGATCGGATGAGTGGTGTGGTAGACTTGCTGGCGCAGGATGGTATAATACACGTAGCCAGCGGCATGCTCACACTGCCGGACAAAAGTAAAGTACGCCGCGGCGCTTTCACCGAAGAGAGATTTTTGGCGCTGATGGAATCGCTGCGTGAGAAAGTAGCGGTCACGGAAACGGAGCAGAACAAAAAGTAGAACAAAAAGTAGAACAGGCCCCCCATAACACGGCTTCGTCCGTTGAGCCGAAATCAGCGGACACGTTTTTATGCGAAAGAAAAGGAGGCGGATATGTGTATCGTAACTTTAATAACCGGTCTTTTCCTTTTGACACTTATTGGCGGGTACATCATTTTTTCCCGATTGATCGCTTTGTATGGCGCGCTAATTTATATGTGGTCGTGCTGCGCAGCGATACTTCTGCTTGCGTTGGGTTTTTTGCTTATGCTAATTGACATCAGCAAAGAAGAGAATATAGATGACACAATGAAAAAGAGAAAGCATGGACAATCAGATTCAAAATAACATTTACGTCGAGTTCGTGATCAAGCGTCCGGACATGCTGCCTGCCGCGCCGCCGCATGTACGCGCCATCGTTGATGAGTACAAACATCACAATTCCGATGAACGTGTTGTCTTTACGGTGCCCTGCCTATGGCATGGTTTTGCTGACGGCGGGCTGGCTGACGTGCTGCAGACGTTCGGGGAGTTTCTTTACTACGCGCTGGCGTACGTGACCAATGATCGCAGCGAGATAGTAACTGACTTTTTTGGCGGATCGGTGGATTGCTATGATGTGACCTTAGACGGTATACGCAAGAAGAAGTACGTTAAAAAGCGTCTGCGGATAATGCGCGTATTGGATATCGCTACCGGAACTTTTGACATGAAAGGTTTTATGCTTGACCTTACCGCGCAGGTGCCGGTGGTCAAGGTGCTGGATGTTTTTTCCGTAGGCGCGGAGAGCAACCTCGGATACGCGCAGTTTGTTAAGAAGTCTGTATTTGACGAATGGTCCCGTAGTTGACAAAGGGGGTTGAGCATGGGCGAAGTGGGAAACTGCAGCAGGATTTTATTGTACAGCGATCTTCATCTACACACATGGCGTCAAGGGGGGAGTACCCCCGGCGAACTGCCCGCGCGGCTGCTTCAACAGATAAGTATCCTCGATCAGATCCACGAAATAAACAGGTCTCGTAATATCCACTTAAACATTTTTGGCGGAGACTGGGTGCATCGTCAAGGCGAACATCCTACGGAAGTGTTGTACGCCACGCAGCAATATTTTGCCAAGGATCGTACGCCTGTACTTTTCTGTGACGGCAATCACGACTTGATATCATTGACCGACCCGCACGAATACCACAAGATCACCGGCATCATCCGTGAATACGGCGCGCGCATCGCGGGAGGCAATATGCTGCATACCGTCAGCGGCAGGTCGTACACGACGGTGTACGGTAGGATCATGCTGGTTTATTATCAAGACAAAATAGACTACGGAGAGATAAAAGGATACGACATCGTCGTGTTGCATAAGCAGCCCAGCCTGACCAATGAGTACGGACACCAGATAGAAGGCGCCGACTGGCGTACGCTGGCGCAGAACAACCGCTTTGTTTTTTTCGGACACGATCATACGATGCGTAAGCTGGCAGACAATTGCTTCGTCATCGGCGCGCCGATGCATTTGAACTTCGGTGACAGCGGCGACCGCGGGGTGTACATTTTGGATATGGGAACAGGCGCAGTGGAATTTATTAAGCTGCGCTACCCTGATTTTATCAGCGTAGATACCGAGGATCAGATCAAGCCCGGTGACGATTATAACTACTACCGCGTCCTGCACCCGACAAAGAAGTTAATGTCCGCGAACGTGATCAGTGTGGATACGCCGCCGGTATTCGAAAGCAGGATCAAGTCGAACGATTTTAACGAAGTGCTGGGCGAGTGGCTGACGATCAATGAGAAAGAAGATAAGGCAAAGTACCTTGATGTGCTAAGCGACATCGTGGTACACAAGATGCAGATGGCCAAGACTTTTTTTACCGGTAGAATCAAATCAGTGTACGGGGAGAATTTCTTATCGCTGGGCAAAGTGGAATACACGCTGCACAACGGGCTGACGTTCATCGCAGGATCCGGCGACGATAAATCGGTCGGCGCGTCCAACGGCGCGGGCAAGACCACCGCGACGGGCGAGATCGTTTTGTGGACTTTGTTTGAGAAAACGACCAAAGGGCTGACCGGCGATGATGTGATCCGCAACCGTCCGGACCAGCAGAAAGATTGCACGGGTCGGGTGGTTTTAGAAAACATCGACGGGTCAAATCAGTTTATGACTATCGTCGAGCGCAGCCGTAAGAACGGATTGTCTGTGCTGGTGAACGGTGAGGATCTGGTCAAAGGGCTGCGCCGCCCGGACCGGCAGAAGTACCTTGAAGAGCAGATACTCGGTTTCAACGAAAGCGTGTTCCGCGCCGCGTGTTATTTTAGCCAGAAGGATCTGACCATGCTGACCGGCATGACCGACGGCGACCGTACAGATATGATCACGGCGCTGCTTGGGTTTGAAGAATACGACGACATGTACATAAAGACCGTGGACAAACAGAAGATGCTGCTGAAAGATATCGAGCAGAAGCGCGGCGAGCAGGCGTGTGACGATAACACGCTGTCCGGGGTAGCGGGCAAGCTGTCTGTGTTGTTAGATATCATCCACGATCAGGAAGCAGAAGCGAAAAAGGCTAGGCTGGAGAGCGACGTCGCTGAAAAGAATGTGCAGGCAGCTCGGGTGGAACTGCAAAAAGCCAAAGCGGAAACAAAGTTCTTTGATACGGAAGACTACACGCATGCCGCGGACGATCTGTCGGAGAAAGAAACCACGTTGAGGAATTTGGTCGTGGATGTGGACAATAAGATCGACACGTCCGATTTGCCGCAGGAGATCAGCTTGACACAGACCGACTTGCGTATGGCAGAGCGCGCGGTGAAGGAGCTGGGCGCGCAGACGGAACAATACAAGCAGGATGTGGCTTTTACACAGCTGCCTAACGCCGAAGCGATCGCTGAAGCGCGGCGCGCGGCCGACAAGTATCGGGCGCAGGCAGAATCGTATCAACGGACAAATAACGCCGTACAGGCAGAGATCGACCGCGTACGCAGCCTCCAGCAGGGGCAGTGCGCGAATTGTGGCGCGCCGATAACCGGCGACAGCATCAAGGCGCTGCTGACAGGCAAAGAGCAGGCGCTTGCCATAGGCGTGGAAACTATGCGGGGATTGGATGAGCAGGCGCGCGCGGCGCAGGCGCAGGCGAAGATAATGATCGAGACCGGAAGGAAGGAGTTGATAGAAAGCACGCTGCGCCGGTTGAATGATAAGAACGTAGAAAAGGAAAAGCTGGCGTCCCGGTTACGCGATCTGTCAAACACGCTTGCCGGTCTGGAACGCGAGCGTGAAGCGTACCAGCAGAAGCTGCAGGACATCCGCAACGCCAAGGACGAGCTGGCTAAACGGCGCGCGGAAAACGACCGCCGGGCGCGGGAAGCGGAACGCAAAGCCGCCGATCTGCAGAGTAAGGTCAAAGAATACGAATCGCGCAAAGATTATTACGACAGCGTGATCGTGAAGGCGAAGGACTACATCGAGCAGACGCGTAAGCAGACAGGGCTGTTGGAGGAAGAAAAAGCCGCGATAAAGACGCGGATAAAAGAAGCGGAACGCGCCGTGCTGCGGGCAAATGAAAGCGTCGAGCGTCTGGAGTTTTGGAAGACAGGGTTCTCATCCAAAGGCATCCGGTCCGTGCTGCTCGACCGCTTTTGTAACGAGTTTAACTTCCTTGTGAACAAGCACCTGACCATGACCAGCGCCGGTGCGATGAGCATCGTGGTCAGCCCGACGTCGGAAACCAAAGGCGGCGAGCTGCGCAACAAGATCGGGCTGGCGATCAAGATCGGCGGCATGGTGTCCGTGTACGAGGCTTTGTCCGGCGGCGAACAGCGCAGGGTGGACATCGCGCTGTGCCTCGCATTGAACGAATGGGTAAGTTTAAAATACAACATGCCCTACGGTCTTTTAGGCGTGATCGTCATGGACGAACTGTTCTCCGATCTGGACAAGACCGGCGAGGAGTCCGTAGCAAGCGTGCTGGCAGAGGAGTCCAAGAAGCGCGCGATAATAATCATATCGCACACGGGTGAGATGGCCAGTCACGCCGATAGGGTCTGGCTGGTGTCCAAGAAGGATCATGTGTCATCTTTGTGCGTTAACGAGGAGGTATAACATGCTGGTGATCATCGGGCATCTAAGTATATGGCTTTTGTCTAAGGGAGTGATCTTCGTGGCGAAGGAACTGTTCGCCGTGGACTGGACAGGCAAGTTTTGGGCGGTGTACATCGGGCTGGTGGCGATTTGGTACGCGCTCAGTTTGTTCTTTATAGATGATCATGCACGAGTTTAATAAGATCATGACGGTGCGTTCATGGCTGCTGACCCAAAAGATAACGCCATACAACTGCAGACCGATGCAGTCGTGTTTTATGGATAAGATCTGCGCGTTGCAGTATGACGAACGGACCGAGACATTTATGGGAACGCGGGAACTGACCGAACAGGATTGGGCAACGATAGATTTTTTACACGAGCAGATACAGCGTTGGATCCAGCTGGATCGTAAGTTAAAAGAGATGGACAAAGGAGGATTGCATGGCGCCTGATGAAATGCTTATATGCGTTGGGATCGACGGGGGCAAGGACGGGGCGGTGGCGGTCAAAGTACAGGGTTCGCCGTTCGTTACTTTTTACGACACGCCGACATACGAAGTCAAGAAAGCCAAAGGCATCAAGCGCGAGTTCGATGAAAAGTCCATGCGCGCGATCGTCGCGCCGTTTTGCGGTAAGAACGTTTTGGTGTTTTTTGAGAAGGCGCGTCCAATGACCAAACAGGGAGTAACCAGCATGTTCTCCACCGGTGAAGGGTACGGGCTGTGGCGCGGAATACTGACCGGTCTGGCAATACCCTACGAGATCGTGGACGCGCAAAAATGGCAGAAGGTCATAGGATTTATCCACGGCGACCCGAAAGGGCAAAGCTACCAGATAGCGTCAAGATTGTTTCCCGAAGCGGAACTGAAAGGACCTAAAGGCGGGATCAAGGACGGGCGCTGCGACGCCGCGCTGATCGCGTACTACGGGGAAAGGATATCCAGAGGTAGTGTATGAGTCAAACCGGCCGCTTGTGCCATACAGAAAAGGCGATAAAGTATGACAAGATCGCCAAGGCGTTCCACAAGCACCGCGGCGATGTACAGCGTGTGATGGACGAAGTGGGGATGCCGCGCGAATACGTCGTGGACGTGATCGAACGCCTGCGCAGGCAGTCGTCCTATGAAGTGTCCAAGATGGTCGTGGACGCGATCATGCAGCGGGTACTGGAAGGATACAACTCGCGGGTGGCGCACCTGACTGACACGCTGCACTACCTCGACGGCAGGGAAAAAACGATCGTGTCGCTGTGCTGCCACGCGCCGGTAGGTATCGGCGGCAACGGAAAATACTACTGTGATAAGTGCAAGCGGCGTACAACGACCGTTACCGCGACCGAAGAGATGGTGGTCAAGCTGAAACAGGAAGTCATAACATGCCTGCGGGAGGAAGACATCGCGCTGGTAGCCTGCGCGGACAAGATGCGGTACACAGAGAAGTTCTCGCCGATCATGGCAAAAGCGGACAACGTCAACTCCAAGCAGAAAGGCGTGTACGCGCTGCCGCCGGAAGCGGACCGGCTTAGTCCGATGGGTACGCAGTTGCTGATCAGCAGGATAACGCAGGAGATCGGTATCGGGGATGAAAGGAAGAAAGTCATAGACGCGCAAGAACAGACGGAGGTTGATGATGGCAACGGAAAAGGCGGCACAGAGTGAACAATGTTCCCGATGCGGACACGCGGAGTTGTACACGATAGTCAAAGAGCGAAACATCCCGTTCGTCTGTCCCGGCTGCGGCGGGCTTCTTTTTAAGTACACGCCTTTGAGCGATAAAGTCTTTATTTGGGTAGAACCGCTTCCGGAAAAAGCGGGCAGCATCTACCTGCCCGATGAGTACTTCATCGGCGGCAACACTCGCTGGAAGATGGCGGGGCTGCCCAAAGGCACGGTGCTCGCGGCCGCGGATGGATACTGGCATCCCAAGAAAAGGAAGCATATCTCGCGGCACAACATACTCAAGCCCGGTGATCTGGTCACGTTTAACAAGCTGCTGCTTGTCCGCTCACCCAGCGAGTTGGTCGATAACAACGGAAACGTGCAAAAAGTATTTTTGATGGGGTATGAAGACATCTACGGATTCGTTACCGAATAACGAAGTACGCCTTCGGCATTTACGCGATCAACTGGTCGACCGGATCTACTACGAGAAGCCGGTCGATCCGATATTATTTTTGACCGATAAGCACTATTTGGGCGTGTCGACCAACGGCGGACAGACGATATACCCGGGATGGTTAGCGGAGATCAAGAAGATATTCGGCAGCGAACGGCGGTACATAATCATACTGACGGGAGGAATTGGTTGCTACTCCGGCGACACCGAATATTTATCACCGGAAGGATGGAAAAAAATATCCGAGTACACCGCGGGAAAAGTGGCTCAGTTTAATTTGGATGGGACAGTTGAGTTTGTCCAGCCGAAAGAGTACATCAAAAAACCGTGTGATAAGATGATCCGTTTTCATCATCAAGCGGGGATGGATCAGTTGGTTAGTGATGGACACAGAGTTTTGACTTTTGGTAAGAAAAACAGGCCGCACGTCATGTCCGCCCGAGATTTGTATGATCGTCATCATCGAAACGCATGCGGATGTAAAGCGCGGATACTAACTGCTTTTAAGTTACGCAACAACACACAAATGGAACTTACTGATGATCAACTGCGTTTACAAATAGCTGCCATGGCAGACGGATGGTTTTATCGAGATAAGTGCCATGTGCGCGTTAAGAAAGAACGTAAGATAAAAAGGATGTGGTATTTATTGCGCAAAGCCGGGGTTAAATATCATTATCATTTAGATACGGATAAGCACGCGTCTTTTACTTTTAGCCCGCCGATAGCTTCTAAAAATTTCACAAAAGAGTTTTGGGCGGCGTCTTTTCAACAAAGAGAAGTAATATGCAGTGAGGTGCCCTTTTGGGATGGAACGCACAAACCTAAAGGAAATCGCGGAGTGGCTTACTTTTGTCAGTGTCAGGCGGATGCTGATTTTATTCAGTACTGTTTTGTTTCTGTAGGGCGCAGGGCTTCCATACTTAAATACGATCGTGGATACAAAAACAAAAGTTATGTAGTCAGGGTAGTGGGCAAAGGACGATCGGGTAATTATGTCAACATAGGATCGCGTAAAGAAAACGCGGCCATAGAAACAGCGCCCGATGGGTTCAAATACTGCTTCGAAGTACCTTCTTCTTTTTTGGTGATGCGTCGTAATGGATGTGTTTTTGTTTCGGGAAACACGGGCAAGACGACCATCGCTGTCTACTGCATGGCGTACGTTTTGTACCGCATGCTTTGTCTAAAGGATCCGTGGGGATTTTTTGGCAAAAGCCCGGTCGGCAAGATGTGCGTTTCGTTCTTTAACCTGACCAAGTCGCTGGCGCAGTCCAAAGGATATGGCACGTTGATGGAAGTGCTGTCGCT